TCTGGGGTCTTCTGCGCGGACTTGGGGATTCGCTTTGCCATAGACCTCTTTTTATTTTGTGCCAGAATTACTTAGGGGGGTATATGCGTTTCAGACGGGGGCTTGGGGCTGGGCAGGGGGCGTGGTGGTATCCATGGCCTTTTGCCTTGGCTTGCGCCTCTTCATTCGAACGTGCCTAGCTTTTCCAACTGCCTTTTCATTTCCCAATGGTATTGGTGCTACAATACTTTGCGTGCTATCTGTCGCACAATAGCTATTGTATTTACTTTTAACATCTTCAATGGATTTAATCACCTGTGCATCAATAACTTGCGCTTTCTTTTCTGCTCTACGCGATGCGAGACCGGCAAGGAGTTGGGCGAAGCCTGCTCCTGCATTATGAGTTACGGAAGTATCTACAGTCAAACGACTTGATGGAATTGCATGATGGTAGATTCTTTCGGCCAGCCATGCCTTTGCTTGCCAAGATTTTTCTCCCGCAAGTTCGATGGACTTTAGAAGGGACAATTCATGGTTTTTCCTTGCCGTCTCCACCTTCTCGCTGAACTTGGGCATGCGTTGAATCCACGTTCGAATCGTGGAAGGATTAACTCCAACTAAAGCACCGGCCTTTTCAATAGTAAAACCGGAGCCGCACGCGTCTAATATTTTTGACTCAATTTCGGGAGTGAATTTGAACTTCCCATTCTTGGCCTTATGCGCGGTTGGAGTTCCGCTAATGTCATCCATTAGTCAATCTTATACCATAAAACAAAATAAACAAAACGCTTGTCTTATGAAATCCGATTGCATAAGTTGAGATTGTCGAGGGAAAATCCGCTTGGATTGCCCAAGGCATAAAATAAAATAAGGAGACACACAAATGAAGCCAATAAAAGTTACGCTTAAATATACTTGGATATTTGACCACGACCACGCTCCCGATGACTTAAAAAATGCCAGCAGAAAAGAACTTATCGGATACTATCGGGATGATGTAGCAAACAACTTTGAGGAATATATATGGGCAAATAACCTGCTTGAGCATATTTCTGGAAAATAAAACCAAAAGAAAGGAAACACACAATGATAACAGAAACAAAAAAACCAAGTCTAAAAAACTTAATCGAATCAACCAGCATCCCAGCATCACTTGTTCGGGCAGTAGTCCGTCAAATGGGCGGGTGGGAATCCTTTAAGCAATCCGCGCCAGACATAACGCGCCACGGAATCAGCGGAGGCTTTCATGGCTTCATCTATTACTCGGACACAATCGCCTTTGCCAAGCGGAATAGAAAGGCAATCCTTGAGATGGCAACCTGGCACGCAGAGCAGTTCGGAGAGGGGTTGGTGGAAATGATTAAGGGCTTTAGATGCACAGATGGTGCAACTGAAGCCGAGATTGTAGAGGGTTTGGCTGGTAACACCGATCAGACCCAAGTTCCAAACGGCCTCGCTTGGTATGCGGGTGAAGAAGTGGCGAGGGCTTATTGCGATATGACGGATGATGTTTAATGATCTGCTACGCCATCTACACTCGATCCGGTTCCTTCGTTCAACGATTCACCACCTTAGAGCGTGCTGAATTGTGGCGAAGCTTTATGGGAGTCACTCAATACACGATAAGAAAGGAGGTTTGGTAGTGAATATCCCTATAGCTTTTGCCCATGGGCTGATCCTCGGCAGTCTGCTTACTGCTTGGGTCGCATTCATGCTTAGGAAATAAGTTTTCCCTCGTCCATCCTCTTGACCGAGGGTGGGAGAGGTCAAACTCGATAGAGATGATCTAGCAAACAGAAAAGAAAGGAAGCACACTATGAAAAAGAAAATGGAAAAAAGAAAATATAAAGTTGAGTATAAACAGACGGAAACATTCATCGTTGATGTTTATGCGAATAATCAAGAGCAAGCTGAAAAACTAGCGAGCAGGAGATTTGGCGCCGGAGACTATCAAGAGATTGGCGATTGTGATGTGGATGTGAATCAAGTCTATGATGTAACCAATACTGACGATCCGTTTAACCCATAAAAAGAAAGGACACAGAAATATGTACACACTCGAAATGTTAAGGGGCAAAGAATACTTAGGTAAGTTTGATTACTCAAACTCATGGTGCGAAGAATCAGACAAAATCCCAAGCGTGAAAGAGGCAGACAAAATGATGAAGGATGAATTAAACTATCGGGAATCACCAAACTTGCGGGAAGTTATTCTGAATGTTTGGATAGCTGATGATGATGATTGGAGGTCAAAACTTGTGAAAAGCTTTTGCAAGTTTGTCGAAGAACCGAAAACGATTTACGCAACAAGCTAAGGTCCCTCCTCGTTTCCCCTCGTGACGGAGGGGAACGGAGGATGGATCTTAGGCGATAGCCTGGACAATCCTACCAACGGCAGCGCAGTCTTTATTGATTGCGCGAATGAAAGAAAGAAAGAAAGAGGATATGAAAATGAATGAGGTAACTATCAATGCAAAAATACATCATGGCGAATATCGTGAAGAAATAACGGCGAGTGCTGAAAATATCGTGAATGCATTGGCGAAACTTGGCAAAGTGAATACATATTGCGCGCAAACTGAGCAACAAATTGGAACCGTGTTATGTCAATTAATCCGCTTTGGGAAGGGTGCTATGGGGTGGGTTAATTACTATGAAGTAAATAAACTGTCATAACAAAAAATCTGCCAAGGGTTCAAACCCCAACGGCTTTTCGCGCTTGCCTATAAACGGAAGTCCAAGCATTCCGCCTTTACAATAAACGGCAGCGCAGCTTATAAGGAGCATATAAAAACATGACAGAAGACGAAATTATCAAAGCTTATCTTTCGCGCCTGGGAAAGAAAGGCGGGAGCGTTACCGGACCCACCAAGGCACGCAAGATGAGCAAGGAACACTATCAAACGGTAGCGCAGCGTCAGCGGGAGCGTTGGGATAAGTGGCGGCTAGAAAACGGTAGGCCAGCCATTAAACGGTAGCGTTAAGGGCTCTATAAGGACGCTATAAAGACGCATGTCCTATAAAGGATATGTAAAACGGAAGCCTAGCGACCTATCCTGCAACAACACGCTCGGTTGCCTAACGGAAGGTCAGGCATCGGAAGCTTTCCAACCTTAAATTTGACCACTGGAAGGTCTCTGGCATCACGTTTGCCACCAAAACGCCTAGAAACGGCCTTAGAACGCGTTTTTCGGGCATCCTGGCGCATTGTTTTACCAGTTCTTACAGGACCAGTACCTAGCCGACATCTTACTAGGCGGCTTAGAGTCGCACTGGTGCCTAGCCCTGAAGCTTCTGCGCCGGTCTGGGTTGCTCTTCTTAATGGTCATGTCTGGGTCTCCATACCGGATAGTCTTTGACTGCCCATTCTGGCAAGCCCTAACCACAAACTTCTTTCTTGCCCCAGGTGTACGCCTTGGGCTGTTACATGGTAATTCGCTCATTCGTTCCCTTTCAGTTGGTTGCTCAACGCCGCAATCCTAGCCTGGTGGATAGCCAGAAACTCTCCCAACTCCTCCAGGTCCTCAGTAAGCGTAGCCATATTCGCTTCATAAACCTCCCTAGAGCAGTTGGCGAGTATATCCCCAAAGAACCTATCCACTAGTCCAATAGTCTTATGTAAACGGCTGTTCTCAGTTAAGAGCAGTTCGATATATGCCCAAGCTAGGTCAGTCTTTAGTGGCTTCAAACCCACCCTTCTTAGCCTTCATAAGCTTCCAAATCCTAGGCTTAATAGTGGATTCGCTTTTTGGCCTACTAGTCCCAGCCTTCTTTCTTGCATTGATGTTGGCGTAGAGTCCTGGTTTCATTGTCGTAGTATAGCATGACCAAAAATACCACCAAACCGACCCACACCCCACGTTTTCATTTTGAAAACACTTACGCAAGATTTGCCTTGCCGCTTTCAACCCCACTACCGCAGAAAAGATTTTGAACTGCCGCAGCAATACCGCAGAAATACCCCTATAAGGGGTATTTCTTGCGGTACTTGCGGTAGCGGGCAAATATCGAATTGTTGCGGTACCGCAGAAATAATTGTTGCGGTATGTCCATTTCTTGCGTAAGTCGCATTTCTGCAAAAACCATTATAAACGACTTACGAAAGATTTGTGATCTCCCAACCTTCTCCAGACTTGCTGATTGTCCCGTCCTGTTTTGCGGCTGCGAATAGCTCCTGTGCCTTGCGTTTTGAGCAAGCAACCGAAGCCACAATATGCTCAATGCAGTCGTTATAGCCATGTCCCTTTGGCCAGTCTGGGATAGCCTGTTCTATGGTTAGTTCTGGCCTTCCCCTTCCATTGTTCTCCGGTCCATCAGACTCCTCCCAAGCCATCCACTCCTCTGCGTGCTTGAGCCATACATGGGTTGCGTATTTGCTGGCATGCAGATCGGTGTCACCTTGAGGCCAAGGAATAGCCGCTCTTCCTCCCCTCTTTGGGAAAGACAGCTTAAAATGCCCTTCCTTAACCGCCTGGAGGTACACCACAGCCCTTGCCCAGTTGGTAAGCTCACTTGACCCTATCCCAGCGTAGGCGAGGTCATAAAGCACCTGTGACCCCTGCCCCTCCTTGGGTGGCTTTGGCGTGTGATGCATGACCATCCAAGTCACACCTGTCGCCACACTTATCGGGTTTAGGCAATGCCGAAGGAACATTGTCATGTTTTCTTGGGCAAGCGCATCCCCTCCCATAAAGGATAGGAGTGGGTCTATCCATGAAAGGTCTGGCCTATGGACACCTATAAGGGCAGCAGCCATCTTTGCGAACTCTTGACCGGTTTTGGTTGAGTCCCTGACAATACTCACATTGGCAAGCATCAATGCGGACTGCTCTTCAGTTAGGGTTAGCTTGGCCTTTAGGTGTCGAAGCACACCTTGAGCCATTTCAGCAACGTCACCAAGATCGTTCTCTGCTTGGATTAGCAGACTACGAAGCGGCTTCTTGGGCGTGATGCCAAGGAACGGCAAACCGATTGCCCAAGTCATCATGGCTTGTAGGCAGAGTGTGGACTTGCCAAGACCGGAGCCGCCAACCCAGACGCAGCTTCCACCCCTGCACAACCAGCGATTGCCAAGCAAGCAATCACCGTCCTCTTCAGCCTTGAACCCCAAAATGTCCGGCCAAGGCGTTTGCTGTGGCAGATTCATCGCCTCCATGTGCGCCTTCCACTCGCTCCAGCTACTGCGCCCAGTGTTCGTTGCCAGCAACGCTTGGTGGGCATTGGCGAGTTTCCTTGGCGCGCCTGGGAGTCGGGATAGCCTTGATGCGTCCTTGTTCTTTGGATCAATGTCAAACTGCGCCATCTTGGAATACAAGTAGGCAACCCGTTCTTGGTGTTCGTTGGAAACCTTGGCATCAACCTTAACCCAAGCATGGACTGACCTTGAGCCTGAATGGATAACCACTGAACACGGAAGCTCAAGGGCAGTGATGATCGACCACTGCTCCTCCATCGTTCCGCTGTCAAACTCAATTAAGGCATGGCGAAAGCTGGTGATGTCGTCTGCCTTGCGGGATTCTCCGCATGGATTGATGCAGACATAAGCACCAACATAGGAGTCTGGAAGTTCAACACCGGAGTGGAACTGCTTTAACCATTCCTCGCGGGTCTTGATCGTTCCCTTGCCTGATGGCCTTTCTGAGTCGTCCTGGTGAACGGCACCGACAATACACACCCTGTCTCCCTCATTAAATGCGGTTAACAGAAATCGCCTGACATCATCTGCATGGTGGCTGGGCGTTGGGCATGGGGTCATCTCAATCTTGACAGGTTGCTGGATCTTGAATGGGTTGACACCTTGAGCTATCGGCTGCCTAGCTGACCGCCTATAAGCTGATCTAATAGCTGATTCTATTTCCCTTTCCTTGAGTCCTGAAGCTAGGGCTGAGTTGAAAAGTTTGTCGGTGGCTGTGGATTCATCCATTCCGGCATCTCGGAGTTGTTGTGCGGCCATAAACAATTCCTCGTTGCGTTGCCCCTCATGTGCTCCGTTTGTGATGAATTGCTGCGTTCTTGCTGGTATTCTCATCTTTCCTTTCCCTGTGGCATTTGAAGCACACAGCAGTTAAATTTTTAAGTTCTGGTGTTCCGCCATCTCGGACGCTGACAATGTGATGGATTTCAAGTTCATCGGTTGAACCGCACAGCGTGCATTTGTACTTGCACCTTGCAAGCACCTTCTTGCGTACTGCCCACCAGGAATCCATCTGCTCATGCAAATCTTCCATCGTGGTCCCATCATCATCTTTGCGTGTCACCCACCTGCTGACAACATTGTAGGTTTCGGATGATCTGGTGTATCCCTTGCGATACATATTTAGGAAAACTTCCGCGCATTCCATGACTCCGCGCATGTACGCACGCTCCATGTCCTCCTTGATAAACTCTGGGAATTTTATTGATTGAAGCTCCGCAAAACTGTGCGGGCTTGTCGGTGGCTCAACATGTCTAAACCACCGAATGATTTCTTCATCGGTCATTTCACTACCTGCCTTTCTGGTTTTGTTTATACTACCAATTCTGTTGATCGCAAGTCATGCCCCTTTGTTTCAGATGTGGGTAGTGCCGCACAGCCGCAGAATCTCTCTGCGTACCATTCGGGGCATTTGCTCATCATATCAAAACTCAAACCGGCTTTGTTTCAAGTGGGGAACACACTAGGAGCAGCCCAGCCGCAGAATCTCTCTGCGTACCATACGCCGGATTGTTATTTGGTTTCTTGACTTTTATCCTCCAACTCCAGTGCTTTCATGGACGCTTCAACAATATCCTGTGCTGTGATATTGCGGAGCGCGTTACACCACATCTGAGTCTTCGGTGTCTTGTTGTTCGCATCCTTGCACTTCGCCTGCGGTAGACCCGCATGTGGGCGGCACGGTGCGTGTGGGCAGGTATCTGGCTTGAATACCGGAACATTCTTTGGGTAGTAAGAAACTCGATCATCTGGGTGGTACGATCCAAACAGCGACACGCAAGCCGTGTCCAATCCCGCTGCAATATGGTTGACACTGCTATCAGGTGCAACCACAAAGTCTGCGTTGGCGATTACTGGGAACAGCGAGCGGATAGCTTTGGTCGTGTTGAACAAGTCAATCACTCTTGGATGATCCACCTTGAAGTTGTTGCTGTTGTCTAGGCCAATGATGACAGCGTGATGGTTGGGGTGCGCCT